CTCCAAATGGCATATAAAGGTTATAGAAAACCATTCGTATTTAGAGGTTCAGACTCAGAGACATCTCTGCAGTATGTGGGCTCTATTGATACGACTACCACGGGGACTACTGATTCTGACGATAATACGTTAGCTACAGTCGGCGGTTTTGGAGTCACACACGCAGTCACTTCAAGAAAAGCAAGCCCAAACACTGTAGCAACTGCGGATTCTGATGGAAACAAAGGAACAGTCAAATCATTAGAAATCTTGGAAGCGCTGCCAGGTTGGTACATGAAAGGCGATTCATCTAAAGGACCTACATCTATTGCAGATTCTGATGGTGAAGGCGTATTTGGTACAGACCTAGGGACTTCTACTGATGTTCAAGTTGAAAATGGTATATACACACTAAGCTTTGCAACTAGAGATTCTGATTGTGGCGTAGGAGACTATGTCGTAGCAGTACAAGGTGGTGGAGTTTACTATGAAGGCTATGTGACTGGTAAAACAGACGGTAATAATGATATCCAGATTCGTCCGGTATCAGGAAACTGGCAAGGTTTTGACGGTACAGCAGCTTGGAAATATACTACTAACAACAAACAGCATAAAGGACAAGATATCGAATTTGCTGGAACAGTAGTAGACGCACCGTCAGCGAAATTTAAGATATAGGTAGTTTGATATGAAAACAGCGGTGTTCACATTCGGCCGAATGAATCCACCGACTGTAGGTCATGAAAAACTGGTAAACAAAGTACGTAAGGTGAGTAAAATCGTAAAAGGTACACCTTACGTATTTTTGTCTAAGACTTCAGATAAAAAGAAAAATCCACTATTGTATAGAGATAAGCTAAAGTATGCTAAGAAAAGCTTTGGCAATATAGTACAAGACCATAAAGGTCGCAATATATTTGATTTGATGAAAGAACTAGAAAAACGCTTTGATAGTGTTAATATGGTAGTAGGTTCTGATAGAGTATCTGAATTTGAGTCACTTTTAAATAAATATAATGGAAAAGAATATGACTTTGATAGTATAACTATTACAAGCGCGGGTGAAAGAGACCCTGACGAAGAAGGCGTTAGCGGTATGTCAGCAAGTAAAATGCGAAAAGCTGCAGCTGATGACGATTTCGAAAGTTTTAAAGACGGTCTACCATCTTTGCTAAAGCGTGATGCTAAGAAAGTATATGACAATATAAGAAAAAACATTTAAGGATATATTATGACACAATCTCAAGATATGCAAGTATATGAAATTCTAGAAGAATTAGATGCTTGTACCACAAAACAAAGAAAAGTTGATTTAATTCGAACTAAGTATAGTAATCATACACCATTACAATACGTACTTAGATGGAATTTTGATAACTCAATTAAATCGTTACTACCCGAAGGTGAACCACCTTTTGATAAAGAAGAAAAAGATGGTGACTCACCACAAGCTTTATGGTCGTATCTGAAACTATTTCCTAGCTTTGTAGATTCTGCACAGGGTAAACAATTACCTGAGCTAAAAAGAGAAAACTTGTTTATTGAAATGCTACAAGCATTAGATTTAAAAGAAGCAGAAATGATTTGTCTAGCTAAAGATGGATTGTTAAAAGAACAATTTGACATTACTATCGATGTAGTAAATGCAGCATATCCTGACATGGGACTTATTGCTGATGAAATACCTGAACCTACACCTGAAGAACAAAAAGCTGACTTTCTTGCACAAGCAAAAGCTCTAAAAGAGGAAGCAAAAGGATTAAATAGTTTAGCAAAAGAGCTAACAGAAAAAGCAAAAGCGATTACAGGGTAAATTATGCAACCATTAGAATGCGTGAAGTTTGGTCACGATATAGGCCAATTGAAACCAGCAATTAACGAAGTTGGTTTTGATGTACATTATAATAAGATTTATCGAAAGTTAGTAGATGATTTTAATAATGGTGTTGGTGATTTTGCTTTTAATAAGGCCGGAGCACATCTTCATGGATTGTACTTCGATAACTTAAGGGAACGTAGAGATGGCAATGTTCCTATTGGTAAAGCCGAGCATATTATTGGCCAACGTTATGGCAATTTTGCGAATTTTAAGAAGCAGGTTCAAGAACAGGCTTCTAGGCTACAAGGTTCTGGCTGGGTATTTATGAACATGCAAGGGTATGTAAACATAATCCCAAATTACAGAATCATAGAAAATGTAGCTTTGATTATTGATTGTTGGGAACATGCTTATGCATATACTTACGGTCATGATAGAGCGGCATTTATAGACTCGGTATTTGAAATTATCAATTGGGATGTAGTGAACTCACGTTTAAACGGTGAGTAAATGTGTGTTGTAGCTGCAAAGCATTTTAAAGGTACAGGTTGGATATTAGTCAAGAACAGAGATAGAAACTATCCTACTGAAGTTAAGCTTGTCCAGTCACAAAGAGCAGGCATTGAAAGATTATTCCTAAGAGATACTACTACAGGCTACAGTGAAGGCTTAAATGAACATGGTGTTGCTATAGTATCAGCATCAGTCATGGTAAAAAAAGATGAGAAAGAAGGTGGTAGTAGAGCATCTGATTCTCAGAACTGGACATCACCAGATGGACAAAGAATTAGAAGAGCACTATACCAAAAGACTGTAGATGCAGCAGTCAAAAGTCTACTACAATCACAAATCCCAGGCAATACACTCGTTACCGACGGTAAAGTATGTTTTCTTATAGAAGCAGCATATACTAATTATGAAAAGCCAGACCAAAAATACCACAGCATTGTAAAGAAAATTAATCCAAAAGATATATGTGTAAGAACTAATCATGGTATTGAACTACCGTGGACTGGCTACAAAATGTCTGACCCAGACCAAAAGCCAGATAGAGTATCATCTGAAAGTAGACTAAAAATAGCTACTGCTGAAGTTAAGAAAGCAAAAGACCCACAGTCATTATTAAATGCTTTAGGTGTAGCACCAAAAAGCAATCCACAATTAAATCCAATACGTATAAACAAAGGTAAAGGTGTGATGAGAACTACTGGTCAAATCATGCTTAATCCTAAGGATAAAGTATTTACATACAGACCAACTATGTCTGAGGTAGAACTAAAAAACTATAATAAAATTAATGATAGAGAATCTAAAACATACTTTGAAATCATATCAAATAGGGAGCTAATAAGTTTTGGTACATTTAAAGAAGCAGATGAAAGAATTCCAAGAAAGCCTGGTCAAAAAGCTGGTAGTGATAAGCATAGCGACTTATATACGGATGAAAATCCTAAAGGTACAATTCATGGTTTGGGTTTTACCGACTCAGCTAAAGCTAAACAATCAATTAATAAAATTGAAGGGTCAGGTAAGACTCATGCTCACAAAATGCAAGCAGCAATTGCAATGTCTCAAAGAGCCAAAGTAGCAGCAGGTAGAGCTAAAGACCCTGAAAAGAAAAAGGACTTAGGTGCAGCACATAAAGTATATCAATCATGGATAGATGCAAACAAAAAGTCTGAAAGCATGAAAAAAAGAATGCATGCAGCTATCGGTGAAAAGACAGAGAAATGGGAAGATGGCTTTAAAAGACGTGTTGTAAAAACTACTGACCCCCAACATAAAAAAGATGGCTACAATTGGCGTATCAAAGGTAAAGAACGCGATGAAATTAGTATTAAGCTTTATAAGAAGAAACCTGATTTTGAAGAGTTTAAGAAGCAAATGAAAAGAGTAGCAGGACATGAATTCGGTTAGAGAGTTTTTGAATGAGGCAGCTGATAGTGGCAAAAATTTACATCTCACTCATGTTGATGAAGACTTATTTGAAAGAGGAGATAAAGGTGCACGAGCAGCTATCGAGTCATGTAGAAACATTGTTAATGGTCTAGGTACAGGCGAAACTAAACTTACACTAAAATGGGACGGTGCACCTGCTATATTTGCTGGTATAGACCCAGATGACGGTAAATTCTTTGTATCTACAAAAGGCGCATTTAACAAAACACCACTATTGTATAAAGGTCCTGCAGATAAAAGTAAGTTTGCAACAGGTGATAAGTTAGCAATAGCACATAAAGAATTCCAAAAGATAGGTATACCCAAAGGTGTAGTCATACAAGGTGATTTACTATTCACAAAAGGTGAACAAAAGTATGAGACTATTGATGGCAAAAGATTTATTACAGTACACCCAAACACTATTGTGTATGCATGGGAAGCTAACAGTGAAGTAGGTACTAATATTAGAAATGCTGACATTGGTGTAGTTTGGCATACCACATACTCTGGTAAAACACTACAAAGTATGAGAGCCAAGTTTGGTGTAAATGTAAAAAGACTAAAACAAACACGTTCTGTTTGGATGGATGACGCATATTTTAAAGGTGCAAATGTAGCATTTACTGAAAGTGAAAAGAGTAAAGTAGAAGGTCTTATTGCACTGGCTGAACAGCAAATAGGTGGATTCGATAAACTAAAAGCTATTATGGATATGATACCATCTACTGCTGTTGGTGCAGGTATTAAGACTTATATAAACTCTAATATTAGAAAAGGTAGATTACCAACTGCACAGAAAAATCCAGTAAAAGACTATATTGAGTATGTAGATACCTATTACCAAGAGAAAGTAGTCAGTAAAGTAAAGACTGATGCAGCCAAAGAGACTAAATTAGCAGCCAAATCACAATTACGTAGTGACTTAGGTAAAAATGCTGATATACTGAAAAAAGCATTCCAGTTTGTTGATTACATTACACAAGCCAAGGTATTAATAATTAAAAAACTAGTGTCATTAGATAAGCAAAAGCAATTCATTAAGACATCAAAAGGATTTAAAGTTTCTAACCCAGAGGGTTTTGTTGCAATAAATGCTAAGAAGGGTGAAGCTGTTAAATTTGTAGATAGGTTGGAGTTCTCATACAACAACTTTTCTGATGATGTAATGAAAGGCTGGCAAAAATGAAATATGCAATAATCTTAACT